CTCTTTGCCCTAAGACTTTAGAAGCTAAGTGGATGCAGACTCAAATCGCTCCAGGTTCTCCTGAGGCTGTTCCATTTGAGGAGCAAATCGGTAACGAGAAAGCATCTCGTATCGCTAAGTTGTTAGAGGTTGCTATGTGGCAGGGTGATACTGCAACAACCAACACTAACCCTAACACAAACCGTTTTGATGGTTTCAACAAGATCATCGATGCGGCTTCTGCTTCTACAATTGACGGTAACACTACAAGTGCAACTGCTATCACTACTTCTAATGTTGAAGGTTTGATTGATGACATTTACAACGCTTTACCTGCTGACGTAGCTGACGCTGATGACTTAGTAATCTTCGCTGGTATCGATACTTTCAAGAAGTACACAACTGCACTTCGTGACTCTAACCTTTTCCACTACGCAGTAGAAATGGAAGGAATGGAAATCATGATCCCAGGTACTAACGTTAAGTTGATCGGAGTAGGTGGACTAAGCGGAACAAACAGAATGTTCGGTGGACGTTTGTCTAACTTCTTTGTGGGTACTGACCTTGCAAATGAAGAAGAGGAGTACAGATTCTGGTACTCTCAAGACAACGACGAGGTAAGATTCCGTGCAACCATGAAGTATGGTGTACAGATTGCTTTCCCTGATCAATTAGTTCAATTCACTTTAGCTTAAAGGAGGTAACCAATGGCTTGTAATCTAACACAAGGATTTACACTTGACTGCAAGGATGCCGTTGGTGGAATCAAGAGCATCCATTTAATCGACTGGGCTTCTACTGGTTTCACCGTAAGCGGTGGCGAGGTAACAGCTACAACAGTTGCTTCAGGGGATGTTTACACCTATGAGCTTCCTAAGGGCGTGGGTAGTATGACTACCACTACTAATGTTTCACAAGAGAACGGAACAGTATTTAACCAATCTGATATCGTGGCTCGTTTGCGTAAGTTGTCAACAACTAAGCGTAATGAGTTAAAGCTCCTTGCTCAGAATCGTGTATTCTGCATAGTAAAGGACAACAATGATAACTATTGGTTAGCTGGTAACGAGTACGGATGCGACATCACTGCAATGACTTCCGAGTCAGGTACTGCAATGGGTGACGTTCAAGGCTACAATTTCACTTTAAGTGCGATTGAGGCAGAAAGTCCTTACTTGGTACAGGCTGCTGTTGCTACTGAATTAGGTATCTAATTTCTTGTTTTCATAGTTTCTAATAGGGGGAGAGCTTCGGCTCTCCTCTTTTTTTTACGCCAAAATGCGGAAAATCTTAATTATATATAGATGCTGACTATTACAAAGGGAGAAACAAAGTTCTGGTACTTAACGCTGACAGAGAAAACAACCATCTCTGACCCTACCTATTTATTCAGCATTACACACCGATTGACCAACACTACAACGAACTTCATCTTAACAGACGTTAGTGCATACACAGAGCGTTATAACAAGTTTGAAGTGACTGAGGGTTCAACCTTTGAAGTTTATGCTGGGGAGTTCTCTTATCGAGTGTACGCTCAGACATCTCCAAGTAACACTGACCCTGATAACGCTGATGAGTTAGTTGAGCAAGGTATTTTGAAAGTCAATAACATTACAGTTACTGATGTATTTTATACACCGAGTTAATGGAAAAGATTTACGAAATATCGCAATTTGAAGACGGTGACTTAATCACTCAAGATGGTCTGTTATTAACAACTGAAGGCTCTTTCATTAATGTTGACCTTATCACTCAGAGCGGTGACACTTTACTAACTCAGAGCGGTGATACATTGCAAGGGCGTATTTATGACTTAGATGATGTTTTTGTTTTGCAGTATAGAGTCAGAACAAACATAAACAGATTTGTCAGATATATAGATGACAATAAAGTGAATCAAATCAGCGTATCAAAGAAAATCTACAACCCCACGATAACCGAGAAAATATATGGCAACTAAAAAAATAACTGATTTAGTAGAAATAACCACAGCAGCGGATGATGATGTCTTGCCAATTGTCGATGTTTCGTTAGACGTTACGAATAAAATCACAGCCGCTAATCTGATAAAGTCAAAACAGGACTTACTTGAAAGCGGAACAAATATAAAAACCATCAACTCTACGTCCTTACTTGGAAGTGGAAATATAGACGTTGCTGCTGATTGGGGTGATATAGGTGGCACGTTAAGCAATCAAACAGACCTTCAAACGGCTTTGGATGCGAAGCAAGAAACGCTTGAAAGCGGTACGAACATTAAAACCATAAATTCAACCTCTTTGTTGGGTAGTGGTGATATTAGCATAGAGGCAAATCCAAGCGGTGGGGCAGGTTTAATTCAATTCAGTGATGGTTCCGCTTTTGCAAGTGATTCTAATTTATTTTACGATAATACCAATAAGAGGTTAGGAATTGCAGAAGGTTCACCAACTGCAAGAGTTCAAATCAAAGGCAGCGGCTCAACATCTGCAACTACTGCTTTATTGGTGCAGAATAGTTCGGGGACGGATTTGATGAAAGTTGACGATGGGGGAAATATAAATTTACGCAGTAATGTTTTTGTAAACCACCCAACAGTATCTTCAAGATTACTGCGATTAGGTTGGGGTTCAATATATGCGGAAGATTCTGGCAGTGAATTAGCAATAGGAGCAGATTTTTCAATTCCAAGTTCCCCTGCAATCCATCTCGCTGGTTCTACAAGAAGTACGGGCGCAAATACAATGCAATTACAAGCAATAAATGGAATAAGTGTTGCGTCATCTTTTACATCTCCAAATTCATCTGCACAACTTGACATATCAAGCAGCACCAAAGGCTTCCTGCCACCCCGAATGACCACCACGCAAAAGAACGCCATTAGTAGTCCCGCAAATGGTTTAATTGTTTACGATACAACAACAGATAAACTATGTTGTTATAATGGCACATCTTGGAACGACTTATTCTAAAATTATGTATATAAAAATAAACACAACAGTAAATTTGAATAGCGGTATAAGTGTGCCCAGCGGTTCAGTAGTAACAATTGCAGAAGGATACGCAAGTGTTAAAGATTTAAAAGAAGGATTAATCCCAAGTCAAATTTCAACTTTTATTTATGCATCTGAAAGTGCATATCAACAAGGTCTACAACCATTGCAAGGTGTTGCCGATTTTGACCAAGTATTTCAAGCCGAATTAACCGAACAATCTTACAAAACTGAAACGGCTGAAACATTGCTGATAAATGCGGTTGTCGGTAAATTAGAGGAGATTTATGGCACGGGAAATATTGAAGTTATTCAATGAGATTCCCCGTGACATTTGAGCAATTTACAAATATCACAATCACACCACATGAAGAAATTTAAAAAATACCTATTATGGCTATTAGCATTACTCAACGAAACATCCAAAGGCTAAGAATTGTCGGCAAGAATCTTAGAGATATTTTGCTCTATTCGGATTCCTATCTGTTCGAGTTATTCGTGGGCGCTTTACACTTCTTTATTTTGCCGTTGGCAATCCTTGAGATAGGTTGGTTGTTAGATGTGCAAATATTAGGCGTTTTAATTGGAGGCTTCCAATTGTACTCGGTAGGAATGAAAGATATGAAATGCCGTTACTATGCTTGTTTAGCCGCTTTTATTTTAGCCATGATTACGGTTGTACATTATGCATTAGTTGGAATGATGGCAGGAAGTCAATTAGGTTGGGCGTTGGTCACCTTGATGGCATTTATAAACTTATACCGAACATTTAACGAGAAGTTGCACCGTGGAGTATCTAAGTCAATTTAGTATGGATAGCATAGCAAGTATATTGATAGCAATCGTCGGAGTTCTTGGAGGAGCAGGGGCTTGGCAATACTACGCTAAGAAATTAGAGTTGAAGCATCAAGACAATAAAGACCAAAACAAAGACCAAAATCTTTTCCGTGACCAGATACTCAGTGAGGTTGACAGATTAAAGCAAGAGTTACAAACGGCACAAGCAACCGTCATTTCATTGACGGGCGAGGTGTCAACACTAAGGGAAAGAGTTAAGAACTTAGAGAAAGAAAACGAAAGACTGAAAAATGTTTGAGAGGATATTTAAAAACACCAAAACTACCACGCTCGGCATTCTACTAATTGTAGGGGCGTTGTTACTTGTTGGATTCAACAAGGCAACACTAACCGAAGCAGGGGCGTTTATAGTCGCTGGGGTGGGTTCTATATTTGCAAAAGATAAAAAAGATGGAAAATAACTTCATAAGGATCAACTTTGCGGAAAGCAAAATACCCATTTTCAAGGAGAACAAAGCAAAAGGCTTCTTGACTTATGGGCAGGATAACGCTTACCCTCAGATGTTGATTGACTTGTTTAACAGCTCACCCAAACACGGGGCGATTGTTACTCAGAAAGCAGACTTCATAGCCGGTGATAAAACCGAAATCATAGCATACAACACAGAGGACATTGCAAAGGCAAACGATGCTCTTGATTCAATTAACGCTTACGAGGACTTTGACAGCCTTAAAAACAAGATTGCTCAGGACTTGGAGTTGTTTGATGGGTTCGCTCTTGAGATCATTTGGAACAAAGCCAAAACCAAGATAGCTGAGATTTATCACTTGCCTTTTCAGAATGTCCGTCACTCGTTAGATGGTCACTATCTATACGCTGAAGATTGGAGCGACAGGAAAGTAAAGCCTGACCATTATTACGCTTGGAATCCTAACACGAGAGAGAGTAAGCAAGTGTTTTATTTCAAGATGTACAAGGCAGGTTGCGGGGAGTATCCAACAGCTCCGTATCAATCGGCTCTTAAGTACATCGAGATAGACACAGAGATTGCGAACTTCCATCTTAACTCAATCAAATCAGGCTTTTCGGCTCAGACGCTTTTACAATTGTTTAAGGGCATTCCGTCACCTGAAGAAGCTCGTCAGACAATTCGCAGATTTAAAGACAATTTTAGCGGAACAGATAACGCTGGTTCTATTATCATTCAATTCAACGATCCGAATGAAACTCCTTCAGTAGTTAACAACTTAGCACCTTCTGACTTCGATAAACAGTTTGACATTCTGAACAACACCGTACAAGAGGAGATTTTGATGGCTCACCGTGTTACTTCTCCGATGCTTTTCGGTATCAAGACAGAGGGGCAACTCGGAGGTCGTAACGAGTTGATTGAAGCGTTTGAGGCGTTCCAAACTTCCTACATTGAGCCAAGACAGAATCAGATGGATAGAGCA